TTCATCAAACTTTCCTCCAAATTTACTAAAGCCGAAAGCCCCACTAGATTTCATAATATTTTCAATATTAATTTCAGGTAAATCAGTTTCCATCTGTTTTACGAAGTCATCAAAAAAGGTGCTTGGAGTTCCTTGTAACTCTCTAAGAGATTCGTTAAGCTCGTTTATTGCGTTGCCAGGATTCTTTAAAATAGAATCTCCAAAAGCTATTACTCTAGCTTCGTTTTCTTTATTAAAGAACTTTCTTAAATCTAAATCATCTTCAGCAAAACCTATTTCTTTCATTATTGTTAATATTTTGCTGTCTAATGCAGTTTCTAATAAATTAATTCCAGCAATAGCTCCTCTGCTTTCTTGGGAAATATTGGAAAAAAATTCATTAAATCTACTTTTTTCTGTGTCGTTAACAGTTTCTATTGCAGCAGTTCCTAAGTCAACTATACTTTTTATAAAAGGAGCAAGTTTACCTCCACCCGATTCCATCAAATCTCCAAAAGCAGAAGTAAGTCTTTTGAAAGACATACTTGTAGAATCTACATTTTCAGCAGTTCCTCCAAATTGGAGTTCTAATTCTTTTAATATTATAGATTGTGCTTTTGCAACTTCATTGCTTTTTACAAACTGTTTAATCATAGCTTTTTGCGTGTCAGTAAACTGAATACCAACTCTACTCAAAGCAGAAACCCCTAGCTTGGGGTCGTTTAATGCTTTACCTACCTGAATTGCTGTTTGTTGTAAGTCTTGTCCCAACGCTACGGATATATCCAAAATAGCTTTAGTAGCATCTTTAAATACATCTCCTTTAATTTGGGTAAAAGTTAAAAGAACTCCCTGCATAGACAGAATAGTTTCATCTCCAATACCTGTAAGTTTTTGCATTTGAGAAGCTAGTCCTTGTAGTTCTCTCGAAGATACTTTAGCAGCTCCCTTGGTTGACCTTAGAGTAGAATTAAGTTTAGCTACAGCATCTTCTTGTTGCATAAATGCTCTAACACTAGCCCCAAAAGTTCTATTAATTAAATTAAAACCAAAAGTAAGAACAAGTAATTGACTTCTTAACGTAGCAAGACTCAATCTCATCTTACCTGCTTTTCCTGTCAATCTAGTGAAAGATAGTCCTAGCGCATTAGTTCTTTTGCCTAATTTTTTTTCTGCTTTAGAAAGTCGTTTAGTTACATCTTCTAGTTTCTTTTGGGCAGTAGCTGCCTTAGTAAATGCTCTTGCTAACTCTTTATCTCCAGTTGCTTCGAACTTAATTTGTACTTTTAAATCTGTTGCTTTAGCCATCTTTACTCTTTTTGTATTGTTTCGATTGAATATAATTTAACATTTTTTCTACAATATTGCACTTATCAATCCATTTTTTTGGGTGTTTTCCAAAAGAACCTTCGTATGGAGGTACTCCCATCTTTTTACAGTAGATATATCTTTGTATATCTCTTTGTATATGTTTGTCTAAAAAATGGTTTTGGCAAGTAAAAAAAGGTATATGTGATTTTACAGCTTCGTGTAAATGGAATTTCTTTGAGCTTGTTTTATTATGTTCATCTACTTCTTCTTTTAGAAGTTTTACAACATACCAAACGTCCTCCATAGATGTAAAGGTGTGAATGCTGTTATTCTCTTTAAGAGGTAACTTAGCTTTATATGGAAAGGTAGAATATTGACAACCCTCACACCAATCATCTATCAATAGGTTTAGTTCGAGTGAGAGGGTTTCTATTCCCCCAAGCTATTAAATTCCTGAATAGCTACTTGGAGTTCTGCTCTATCTTCTATAGATAAAGACTTTATAAATTTATCGTCGCATTTCTCTACACCAGCTCTAATCCATTTTGTGCTTAAAGCGAATTGGTTTTTTAAGATTGCTTCTTTTCCGTTCATATCAAATTGTACGGAGTCCATACAGTTATCAAATTCATCTACGGACATTTCTTTGAGGGTGGCTTTTTTACCACTCTTGAGTGTTAGTTTTTTCATTGTGTTCCTTGTTTATGATTATGAAACAGTATTAGTTGCTTTAATTGAAAAGAACTTATTGGTTCCAGTAGCGTCTGCAACTGCTTTTTGTGAAATACTTAAAAACATTGCTTCCTCCTCTGAGAAAGTTACATCTGTCATAAGAGTGTGGTCTATATCTATACCAAATTTATTTGTACCAGACGCCATTTGTAAATCTACGTCTACGTGTCCAGCATCATCTGCTATTGATTGTCCTTCGAATGATTCAATAAGAGCTTTAGTGTTACCGTCGTATTTTACTACAGTATCTAGTGTAGATATTACTTCTGGTAATGCTCTTTGAATTACTTCATAATTTCCTGAAGCGTCAAAACCCATAAATTGAACATCGTTTTCAAGATTAAGACTAAATGATTTCATTACACAGTCAGCAACACCTGCTACTTTTGTTGTGCTAAAATCACTCATAAAATAATTATTGTTAAAATGCGCAGTTGACCCAAAAGTTGGAGCTGACGCAGGAGATAAATCTGGAATACAACCAGTTTTAAAAGTACCAGACATTTTAATTCTTCCTGATTCTTCGCCTATATCCCCACTAACGGTTAGAGATGTTAATACACACCCCTTAAATACCATACAATAATCTTCATCTACTGGGTTATCTATAACAACAGTAAATGTTAAGGTATTGTTTGCGTGTGAAGTTGTTGCGCCTATTTCAATAGCGCTTGGCTCATAATTGTTTGTTAATTCAAACAAATCATCTCCAGAGCTACCTGCTCCACTAACGTCTTGCGTAAGATTTTCAAGTAAAATAGGTAAGATAGTGCTGTCAGCTATTCCAGAAAACCCAATCTCTTTAACGGTAAGTTTATTTGATGTAAGTGTATCTACCTGCTTCAAGGTTCTTCCAGCTCCGTGTCTTACATCTACAACTTGCAATGGGTTTAAAGTCGGCATTTCTATCGAGTCGACATTAATTAAATTCATTGAACTTACAACAGCAGTACCTGCTACTGCTTCTTTTATAATTCCCAGTTGAAAACTTTTCGGGGAAACCGATGTTTTGCTAATAGCCATTTTACTTTACCTCTTTTTTAATTTTTGTTTTAACTTCTTCTAAATATTTTTTTGCCATTTCAGGCACTTTTTTTAACTCAACTGCATTTTTTGCGTTAAGTTCATACCAGTCAGAAGTTTCTAATCCTAAGAAACTTGGTCGCCTAGGCATTTTACCGTCTTTTAATTTATATGTTTTAGCCATAATTAATTCCTTACAATATAAAAAGAACCAGTCGAAGTTACAAAGAAATTATTATTAGAAGTAACAAATCTTATAAATTTCTCGTGAACTTCTTCGTACAGAACAGGAACGTTGATTTTAGCGACGAGGATATTACTTAAATTTGTTTCATCTACGTCGTGTTCTATTGTTGGTTGCCCTGCATAGAAGTAAGGTATATCCCCTCCAGTTCTATTATTTATCAATACAGTTACTATTCTAGTAACGTCTTTATACATTTGGTCTAATGCTTTCTCATCTTTTCTATTAGTTCTTAAATAGTAAGTCATTTCTATGTCATACAAATTAATATAAGAACGAGTTCTCTTGTCTTGCAATGTTTGGGAGTTAGGAAAAATACGCAAAGATTTTGTGCCAATATCTTTAAATGCAGAATCAAAATAAGTAGGTAAAGCTCCTTTAAACTCTGCTCGAATCTTATCTCTTAACGGAGTTAATACCTTGTCGTATGTTATGTTATTGTAGGAGATAGCCATTATCTTACCTTACTTACCTCTATATTAAATAGTGCTTTTCTAAAACCTTTTTCATCTTCGTCATAAACTATTGACACAATCTGTATATCATATAAATCTATTGCTTCTAATAAACTATATAGTATTTCTTCAATCCTACTTACTTGTGAAAAAAAATGCTTTAAACTTAAATCTGTTCTTTTCCTATCTAAGTGATAATAATTTAAATCAAGATTGTATCTTTCTGGTATTGCCCTAATCATAGTTTCGTCTGAAAAAGAATTTTCTCCAGTTATAGTCATAAAATGATTTCCACGAAATTTAAAATCTGGAGTTCGGAATATAGGAAGCGCAGCTGAAAATTCATTTTTAATGGCATCTTGTATCCCTTCCTCTACGCTTACTTTCCAAGCATTAGTAAAAGAAACTGCCATTGTTAAACCTTATAGAATTGCTTAAAGTCTTTTCTACTCATTCTAACAGAACGAATAGCAGGATTATCTGTTTCCTCGTATAGTCCCATTACTTCTACTTCCCACTCATCATTTTGTGTTGCAGTAGAGTTGTCGGCAGATCCTTGAAATCTTATTTGTAATCCACCTGCCAATTCTTGATAATCTCCGTTGATAACTTCTGTTTGTATAACTAAGTTATTTTTTAAAGCATCTTCG